TAGGTGTTAATGCATCATTGTTCATGGGGACCACGCTTGCTCGTACTAATCAAACTACGACTGCTACTGGAGTCGTTGATGTTAATATAGTTGGAAGTTTAGGAGTAACCAACTCTGCTACTAACGGATCATTTTTCCGTTTAACAGATAATACAACTGCCCTCACGGCAGCGGTGTCATCGCTAGGAACAGCGCCAACAGGAACCGGCGTAATGGCTGTAAACTCCGTGTTACTTCCATCAGCAGCGTCCGGGGCGTCTTGCACACTGTTTAGCAACTCAACGGTAACCACAGCAGTTGTTGCAAAAGCATCAGCAGGAAATTTATATGGGTGCTTGGTTAATGGGGGAACATCGGGAAACTTTTTACAGTTTATAAATGCATCATCTGCACCAGCGTTGGGCACTGCACCTGTATTTAGTATACAAATACCTGCATCTGGAATAATAAGCATACCTCCAGGAGTGTTCGCACTAGACAATTTTACTTCTGGAATAAGTGTAGGTATATCCACTACTTACAATGGAGCATCGGCGGGAACAGCCGCATCCGTAGTGTTGTTTTACAAATAATATGTAAATGGTAAATATTAGGAGAGAATATGAACATTGATGTGAACGAGTTGATTTCAGAAATTGGAAGATTGCACATTCAGATTATTTTGCTACAAAAGGCTTATTCTGATTTACAATCGCAGTTTGCAACGGCCAAAGCTGTTACAACTGAAAATATCGTACAAGGTGAATAAATATGGTACAAACCAATGGTCCATTCTTGACTCTTGAACAAGCCGAAAACTTAGGGGTACTTGATACCATCGAGGGCATCGAGAGTCAAGGTGCCGATCATCCTCTAAAGGCAGTTAGATATGTGGATTCACCAAAAAAGGTTAAACCGGGAGAACACGGAATGGCAGATATTGCTAATGAACTAAAAGATACGTTTTCAAAGGTGGTAAATGCCCCTGTAAAAGCCGTGTCAGATGCCGTAGACACTGTAAAGAAATATACTGGATTTGGTCCTAAACCGACTGTTGAGTCCCAACCGGACAAGCCAGATGCAGGATGGCACAGCGATATGGTCAACAAAGCCAATGCATCTTTCAAGAATAAACCAACAGCGCCTGCCCCTGCAAAGAAACCTAGTTACAAACATGGTACAGATTTTGTTCCTGAAACGGGAGACGCCAAGTTACACAAAGGCGAAGCGGTGTTAAAGAAAGAAGATGCCGACAAATACAGAGAGGCAAAGATGCACGGAACAATGGAAGATTTACGGGAATCTCTTGGCGGTGACCATCACAAGCCGAAGAAAGAGATTCATGAGATTAAGACACGTAAGGCCAAGAGCGGCGGGTTTATCCACACCCACACGCATACCCATCCGGCTCACCATCCTGATGAGGAGCACGTAAGTAAAGACATGGCAGCACTACATGATCACATGGAAGATGCATTTGGAACCCCTAATCCCGGAGAGGCTGAGGCTGATGCGGGACAGAGCGGTATTCCTACAGGAGCAGGCGCAGGCGCAGGCGCTCCCCAAGGCGGGACACCAGCAGGCGGTCCACCTTCGCCAGTAATGGGTTAAGTTATGATGCCACTTAGAAACAGCATGGACCCTTCTAAATTAGACGGGGATGATCCAGCGCGACCAAAGCCCGGTTCGGGACCATCATTGTTTGGTGGACAGCCTCCAAAAGCCGTGAATAATCCGGTTGGAGGACTAGGAGAAAGATTACCGACTGCACCTACCGGTCCATTCGCCGCAAGGCCGAATAGCTTCAAAAATGGCGGAAAAGTCGAGAAGACCGGACTAGCTCTGGTCCACAAAGGAGAACATATCGTGCCAGCAGACAAACATGATGAACACCCAAAACACAATGTATCTTTGTACCGTGTGATCCATCATATGAACAAAGGCGGCCTCCATCGTGCGCTCAATATACCGGAGGGTGAAAAAATTCCCGCCGATAAATTGGAGGCCGCATCTCATTCTTCAAACGAGCATATCCGTCATATGGCTGGATTCGCACACACGCTTGAAGGTTTTCACCACGGTAAGAAATAAGGTTTGCAATCGTGCTAAAGATGTGATGGGTAAAGAAGAATTCCTTGATTGGATAGGGAGAGTATACAATCATGCAGTTATCAAAACTGGAACAACTGTACGAACATTGCCGCAATCTACCAAATTATCAATTCCGTGAGATGTCCGATTTTGAGTTTTTAGAGAAAGCCGGTAAAAGTATTAATAAGTTAACACCAGAACAACAAGGGAAAGTATACGATTCATGGGCAAAACAGATTGGAAAAAAAGACAAGACTGAGTTGACGAATGATGAAATTTTCACGGTATCAAAATACCGATTTCTTTGTCAGACAAATCTTTATTTCCTGTGCCATCTGTTAGAGAGATATAACAACATCACTCTCAAGACTCATGAAGACATTTGTAACGACTTTTTCGTACAGAAAGATCCTACATTTATCACGTTTGATCAGTTTGCTGATCAATATGTGGACCTGAAGCAGAGATTGCTCTTGGTTCCTCGTGGCGGCTTCAAAGCCTTAGACTTAGATACTGAAATTCCAACTCCAAATGGATTTCGTCTACTTAGAGACATACATGTAGGGGATAAAGTATTCGGCAGCAATGGCAGGGTGTGCAACGTAACTGGAGAGAGTAATGTCTTCACTGATAGAGAATGTTTTTCAGTAGAATTCTCTAGCGGTGAAAGTATCATTGCCGATGCAGATCATTTGTGGGTTACCGATACACGAAAGGACAGAGACAGGCTCAAAGGCAGAAATGGAAAAACTCAAGGCGCACGTCCTTCGGTAAAAACTACGAAAGAAATTAGTGAAACGCTGATGTGCAGAAAAGAGCACAACCATAGGGTTAAAGTAGCAGGAGCTATTCAATTAGAGGAAAAATCTCTAATCATCGACCCTTATGTTCTTGGATGCTGGCTTGGAGACGTAACATCTTCTTCCTCTAATATCACTAGCTATGATATTCAAATAGTTGAAGAAATTTCTAAATACGAAACAATTAGAGAATCAGATTACACGAAAAACCTCTATGTATGTAACGGCGGTAAGTATCACAAGGACTACCGAAAGAAAAGTGGAGTTTCCCTTGCCAGCAGGCTTAGGTCATTAAATGTACTAAACAATAAGCACATACCTGATGCCTATCTATTTGGATCGTATGAACAAAGACTATCTCTTTTACAAGGATTAATGGACACCGATGGAACCTGTGATAAGAGAGGAAAATGTTATTTTTCTAATACCAATAAAACGCTTGCCTACCAAGTTCGTCAACTTATTGCATCTTTAGGTTTTAAACCGTACAAAATGTGTGAATTTGATGCAACTTTAGACGGAAGATTTATTGGAAAGGGTTACCAAGTAGGTTTTACTGCCTATAAGCAAGTGCCGGTATTTAGATTACTACGCAAGTTAAATCGTCAACAAGAACGGAAAAAATCGAGCCTCTCGGGGCATCGACAAATTTTGGCAGTTAACTCGGTAGAAAGCCGCCCAACAAAATGTCTAATGGTGGATTCAGATGATCACACCTATTTGGTCGGCAGGTCTTTTATCACCACACACAACAGTTCATTGAACATGGCGGATTGCGTACAGTGGATCATTTGTTACCCGGCGATCACAGTCGCGGTTCTTACTGGTGTTTTACAACTGGCAAAAGACTTTGTTGGTGAAATCAAAATGCATTTCACTTACACTGAATCTGGAACTGACAGTAAGGGTAAGGCAACTTACGGAACTAGGCAGTTACAGAATAAGCAGACCGGAGAGTGGTCAAACAGTTTATTTCAAGTGTTGTTTCCAGAACATTGTCTATCTCCTTTAGAAGGTAATCAACTAGAATTTCAGACTCCAGCGGCGGAAGAGGCTAAAGAGCCTACTGTAAGAGCGGCATCTATTGATCAAGCCTTGTCAGGAAGTCACTTTAACATTCTCAAGTTAGACGATGTTATTACCAATGAGAACACTAAGACACAAGCCCGTATGAAGGATACTATTAAGCAGATCAGTATCAACAACGGACTTTTGAATCCTAACGGTTTTTACGATGTAATCGGGACGTGGTACGATGAGTTGGATTACTATGGTAATACGGTCAAGAAGATCGAGAAGCGTGCTAAAGATGAAGGTCTACAGGATGCTATTAAAGGGTCCGTAGATAGTGGAAGATTCAACACCAATATTGGATTTAAAGTTTATTTGCGTGCCTGCTGGTGGCCTACAAAAGCTGCTGAGCTTGCAGGTAAGATTGAAGAGGAAATGATAAAAGCTGACTGGGAATTATGGTTTCCAGAGCGTATGAGCTATGAATGGTTGCTCGAAAAGCAGAAGGGCGATTCAGAGCTAGATGACGAAGACGGAGATACTGGGTTCTTTGCGATCAAGTATTTGAATAACCCCAGAAAAATCAATCGCATCAAGTTTCCACGCGAACTGTTAATTAGAAGGACCATACCACACACGCAATTCCCATCACAAGGCATTGTAGTGACAACCGTTGATACGGCATATAGCACTAAGTCGTGGGCAGATTTTACAGTTATTCTGACAGCTTTAATCTTTGGCGGTCGTTTTTATATCATAAACATGGCAAGAGGTCGATACAATGAATACGACTTACCAAAAGTAATTGCCAATGTTGGATATAAATGGAAGCCAAGAAGGATCGCCATTGAAGACTCAGTCGGTGTTAAATGGATGGGGCGTGAACTTAGACGTGAAATGGATTCCCTTAAAATATCCATCCCAGTTGAATTTTGCACCCTTGGATTTGGTAGCAAACTCAGATCAAAGCAACTTAAAGCGAAGCCAGTCTTACGGCTTTTGGGGGATGAAAGGCTTTACTTCCTTAACTCTTGTGAAGGATTAGAAGAAATCTACAACGAGATGGAGAAGTTTACCGGAACGTCTGAAGACGCCCATGACGACATTATATCAGCATTGTCTTTGCTAGTCGAGCAATTCGGAGGCTACGCAGAAATGGACTCACGGATTAATTCAGTAAATCAGGATTATGCATCTAATCAACAAATGCAAGATGCATATAATAGGATGTACTGTCTAGGAAAGTACTCTAATCTTGCTCAAGAAAATGAAAATCCGGCTACTCAATATGAATTGCAGAATTCGAATGCATTTGCTGTCCAAGAGAGTTATCACGATCCACTTGCAGAGCTAATGCACTAATGTTCTTGTAAAACTATTTATAAGAATGCTACCAGAAACGTATATGAATACGCGAGGTTCCGATGGCTGAAAGAAGTGTTGAGTTGATCAAGCAGGCCCTTATACGAGAGTATGAAAAGTTGGCAACCGGCGAGAAGGTACATTCAAAAGCATTCTCGCTTTGGATACTTGGACGATATGCGGATTTGCTGTACAAGTTGTATTTGAAGGCAGAAAACAAAGGATAATTGATGCACGTTTATTTGATTCAGAACTTGGTGAATGGAAAGTACTATGTCGGGCAACACTATCGACTAGCTAAGTTAAATGCTCTGGAGGAACAGAATGTCTTTGATACAGCCTGATTCCACTAATCCTAATAGAGATTTGGTGGTAACTGATTACAAATCAGACGGCACGTTAAAAAACTCAGATGCAGAAGTTAGTTTGGTAGTAGGTTCAGCCAGCAAAGCTGAAGCATATATAGCAGGAAAACAATTCGCTTTAATGTGGCGCGATTCGGATTTACTATATAACTCACCCCGTCCGCTATCAGTTTTCGAAAATACTTACATCCTTTGCTAAATGGCTTGGGGATGTTTAAACCCACTCTAATTGACTTGAACGCTGAAATGCCAACAAGGGCGAAGTCGCAAGACACGCTGAGAGACTAAACGAGAGGGCATCTAGAAATAGGTGATGCGATAGTCCGTTCTCATGGGAATAACAACCATGAGAGTTAGACAGAAATGATCTAACTCAATGACGTAAGTTGTTGATAACAAAGGTAAGGGAGCCAAACGTTGTCCGCTTTACTGTAGCTAAAGTAGTAAATGCTATTGTACCTCAATTATATAAAGGTTTGTTCTATCAAGACCCTCCAATGATACTTAGACCTAGACCGGGAACATCACAAGATGTTACTGATTCTAAGACTTCAATGATTTCCTACTTACTTGATGATTGTAAATTCAAGGAAGAAACCAAGTTGGGATTGGAGCAAATGGTGTTCTTAGGTACAGGCATTTGGAAGTGGGGAATTACATACAAAGAGATTATCACCAAGAAACGCAAAGCCACATCGACCAGAATACAATCATCAACATCAGTTCCAAACGCGGATTCTTCTAATCTAAGCATACCAACAGACGATGCTCCACAGATCACTGTTAGTAAACGGTATGCGCCTAGGCCATATCTAGAATCAAGAGACATCAGTAGAGTTTTAGTTGACCCACAATGCCCGGTAGGAGACATTAGAAGGGCAGATTGGGCAGTTGATGTCAGATACATGAATTTTTACCAATTGCAAGACTTGATTCGAGGCATAGCAGAATTACCAGAAGATCACCCTGACAAGAAAGGTTGGGTGCTTCCATCTGAAGCAGATTTAAAGATGTGGTTTATTCCACCAACGGATGCTGGACAGCCGCAACAGTTAGTGTCGGAACAAGCAGCCTATATCAAGGGCGTGGTTCTACACTCAGAAGATGTAAGTGTCAACGTTTCTCCAGACTTGTTAATGAGAAAGTTAGAAGTTCTAGAGTATTGGGACAAGAAAAGAAAGATTCTTGTTATTGATCGAAAGAAAAAGATTTACTCTGGACCAAACACTTTTGGAGTCATCCCGTTCTTATCGGCAAATTGGTGGAATCGCCCCCGCGCCTTCTATGGCATGGGACTAGGGCTTATCGTTGGGCAGAACCAACGCGTCGATCAAGGCAGCATCAATGCTATTTTGAAAATTCTATCGTTTGGTGTCAATCCGATCTATCTTCGTAAAAGAGATAGTAATGCACCAACTCAGATGATTCGCACAGGTCTGGGAAAGATTCTATCAGTTGATGGAGAAGTCGATAAGGCTTACAAACTCCTAGAAACACCAAAAGTTCCACCGGACGTGTGGGCAGCATTAGCAGAATCAGAAAAGGCTACC